GCGATCTCGCGCTCGCCTGACCACCTGAGGACCACCATGACCACCACCGACAATAGCCGCGCTGATGCGCTGACGGTACTGGCTGATCTGTTGAGCTATGCAGAGCGCCAGATTTGCATGCACGAAAATACGCATCGCGGCGGCGCAATCTGGGAGATTTGCGATGACTGCGGTGCACAGTGGGCTGACGATCAAGGCGGGAAGCCCGAATTTCAATGGCCGAAGGAAATCGTCGCAGCACGCTCGCTGTTCAACGGCCTCGCTGTCGAGCAGCACGAAGCAGCACCGGCCGCGCAGCCATCGGAGCGCGGAATTTACGCTTGGATCGCTGAAGGCTCCGCAGCGCTGGTGCGCGTCCACACGCGACCGACAGACCATTCTCCCGGCAACGTGCTCAACGGCTCGCTGATCCGCAACTGCACGTTCTACGACGGTTGCGCCATCGAACAGTGGAGCGGCGGCACATGGTACGGCCCGCTGAAGCATCCCGCAGTCAACATGAAACCTGAGCCGCAACCCGCACCCTCCGCCCCGCTCGAAGGCACGGGCAATGGGGCGGATGAGCGGGCGGCATACATGCTCGAAGCAGCCGCCATCGCGTCCACTCATTGCACAACGTGCGCAGAGCTTATCAAGTCGCGCATTGGAGCACGCGCCCCTCGCACTGAGGTGGCGGGAGGGGCGGCAATGGCATGCCCTACGTGCGGAGGCAGTCAAACCACATGGAAATGCACCTGCGAGCCCATGTGGGAAGGCTATACGCCTCCCTCCGCAGATGCAGCAGCAGCGCCTGCAGACGAGCGGGCGGCGTTCGAGGCATGGATGCGCACGGGTGAACTCGACCTGACGCCGACACTGGAGCGTGACGGCGACGTGTACGACGACTTCGACACGCAGCGCGCATGGCGTGGCTGGCAAGCCCGCGCGGGAGCATCGCAGCCCGCAGCGGCAGCGGGGCAAGAGGCGGTGGCGTGGTTCGACAAGGCTCTGAACAACGTGCGGTGGAAAGACGGCCTAGTGAACGACGATTTTCGCGACGGCCAGCCGTTCTACACCGCCCCGCCCGCGCAGATCGCCACTCGGGAGAGGCTGACGGACACCAAACTGCTCGATTGGCTGCGCGACGAAACGTGTGATCTCCGCTGCATCAATGTACCAACCGGCGTCGGAGATTACGACGTTCGCTGGGTAGTCATTCAGCATAACATGGCAGCCCCGTATGAACGCGAGATCGGTCGTTCTGCGTCCGAAGAGCCTCGCGACGCGATCATCGCCGCCCTTCTCGAAGGAGCCAAGCATGAATAAGACGCTGACGACCGCTCAGGTCGAAGCCGCGAAGGCAGCGGGATTTCATTGGCATACGGTCGGGAAATGTCTTGTCGTGCGCCATAGCAGCGGCGCATGGGTTGCGGTAGATGAGATGCTCGCGCACTTTGCGGCCCTTCTCGCCGCCAATCCGGGCCGGCCGGAGCCGCGACACTCCATCACCAACGACGAACGAGACAAGATCGAGCGCGCCGAGGAAAGGCTTCGCGGTAGAGGCCCGGAAGATGTCGCCGCCGCAAACGAACTTCTCGACGTACTTACCGCCCATCCTCCAGGGCCGGAGCCGCGCGCCGAGGTGACGGACGATGACAAGGCTGATGCAGAACGGTATCGCCTGCTCAAGTCAATTCCCTTTGGGCCCGGCGTCCCGGCAGTCTATCGCGGTATTGCCTTTTCGTTTGCCGTATCGACTGGCAAGCCGGGATTTATCCGAAGCTGTCGCGGCGACGAGATGGACGCCGCCATCGACGCCGCCCGCGCAGGAGAAGGCCAATGACTGAACTGATTCTGACGCGCGACCAGATCATCAAGATCGTCCGCAAGACGCTGAAGGAGAACAACGACCGAGACAAGCTGTCGTCCGAGTCGTTCGTCAAGCTATATGCGGCGCTTGAAGAAGCGTGGCTGGAGAAGGTTTGCGGGGAGCCGGCCGGATGGCTGCACGTCATGCACATGGAAGGCGGGCAGACGATGACTCGATTAACCGAGGATGCCGAAGACCATTTCGGCGTGCCCGGCGAAGACTATTCCGAAGAATACGTGGTCACGTCAGAGCCGCTTTTCGCCCTCACCCGGAGCAAGCTATGAAGATCACCGATGACATGCTGACGGGGTGGTTTCCGCCGCAAGTAAAGCCCGTTCGCGTCGGAGTTTATGAGGCATTCATGGAGGTGTTCACCGACAGATTCGGCACGTCTCATCTTGAATTTGGATTTTCTAGATGGGACGGCCGACGATGGGGCGCTATGCACACCGATATTAAATCAGCGAACGAGCTTCTCCCTTGGCATGCAGCCGCTCAAGCAAAATCTTGGCGCGGACTTAAGGAGCCACAACGTGACTGAGAGAGAAGAGTTTGAGGCTTTTTACCGATCTCCGGAATGCAAGACGATTGACGAAAGTTCGCCAATCAAAGGGGCCAACTATGTCGGCGAAGCGGAGATGGAATTTGCGTGGCAATTCTGGCAGGCCTGCCGCCGCACCACTCCCGACAGGGAGGCGTGGAGGCCGATTGAGACTGCGCCGAAGGACGGCAAGCGCTTTATGGCGTGGCACAAAGGCCGCGTCGAGTTGTTCCGCTGGCAGGGTCACGATGGCACGAACCGGCCCGTTGGCTGGCGCGATGGTTTCATCTACGTCTACTCGGAAGGCGATGAGGACGGCCCTACCCACTGGATGCCTCTACCGACCGCCCCCAATGGAGAGAAGAAGTGAGCGAAAAAGTAAAGATCAAGATGTGGGTCACAACAGATCGCGTCGGTTCGAAAAGCACACGAACACTGGAATTCGATCGTGAAGATTGGGATGTGATGAGCGATCTTGAGAAAGAAGAAGCCGTTCACGACGAATTGTGGCGTGTCATATCTTGGGGATGGGAGGAAGCATGATCGACATCGAGAAGATGAAAGCGCTGGCAGAAAAGGTCGGCGCCGTCGAATGGTACGAGGCCGGCGATTCCATCTGCCTTCCTGATGGAGACACTATCGCGTGCTGCCAGTCGAGCATCGGGCATATACCGGAGCCGATTCATTACGACGATATGGTCGAGTATCTGGTATCCGTCAGCCCCGCAAAAATCCTCTCCCTCCTATCCGAACTCGAAGCCCGAGAAGCGGATCGGAGGGACGCTGAGCCCCAATGGATCGTCAACGATCTAGGAGAACTCGGCGTCAAAGTCGGAGAGCGTTTCTTTTTCCTCTACAAGGGCGACAACATCCAGTACGGATCCGATGAAAGCAATGTGAGGAATGGGGCAGCCCTTCATGACGACGGAACTCCAATGCAATACCGTATAGTCGGTAAGCGCGAATTTGGCGAAACCTGCCTACCGCTTTCTTGGATCATTGATGGCCAACGAGAAGATCGATATAGCGTCAATCTGGTCTACACGCCAGGTCTTAGTTTCGGGAAGCCGGAAGATGGCGATTGGAAAAACCTGCCGGCCGCCCTCGCGCAACGACAAGAAGGGGAAGACGATGCCGAAGCGTGAATGGCCGCTCAGGTTCGTATGCTCGCACGAAGGCTGCAATGAGTCCGTGACGTACCGATATGAAACGCGTCGCGATCTCGTTGGCTCGTACGAGATGAAGAATTTCAGAAATGGTCGGTGGAAGTGCCTTCGCCATAGCAAGCCAGACCGCGTGCTTTCTTCGGAGAATCTTGAGACGCGCTGCGAACTGATTAATGAGCAAAAGGAACACGGTCGGTACTTCGGAAGCCAAGGGTTTGTCAGTGGGCCCGGATTCCTCGTTTATGCCGCAGATCTCCCAGCCGGAACGAAGCTGATCGTTACCGCGCGTATCGAACTACCCACCCCTGCTAGTGAGGGAGAACAGAAATGAGATTCCACTTCTTCCACAAGTGGTCAATATGGACAACAGTCCATACAGGTTATCTCATCCAAGTTGGAACGAAAGTGGGTGGATACACGTGCCAGCAATCGACATGCGAAATCTGCAAGCAAGTTCGATACCGCAACGTGCGGCAGATGTTTTAAGGGATGCGAGTGGAATCAGTGTTTCAACGAATCTTAGAGATCACACGCAAGGAATGGGGATATGAAGATCAGACTGAGCGACTGGCTGGCACGCGAGTTCAGCCCTGCCCCGGCGATGCGCACGGCTCGTCGGTGGATCAAGGAAGGCAAGATCTACCCTGCCCCGATCATCGTCGGGAATGCCTACTACGTTGAGGAAAACGCGGTCTATCAGGACACCGCGGCACGCCCGCGTCTTGTCCATCGGATTGCATGATGGCTGCCCGACCACGGATCAGGAAGCGCGCCCACTTCCCGCCCAACCTGCACGAGCCGCGCCCCGGCTATTACACCTGGCGCGACCCGCGCGACGGGAAAAGCTACGTGCTCGGGCGAGTACCCATAGAGCAAGCCATCTACGAGGCCATCGAGGCAAATCTGAAGGCAGCTTCAGGCAAGCAGGCGAAGTCGCTCGCGGAGCGAATCTCGACGTCTGATGCGACGGTCGAGGATCTGCTTGGCAAGATGCCAGTCTAGACGACGAAGGGAACCGCGAAACTGAACCGGCAACTCGACAGGATCATCGCAGCAGCGGTTGGAACCATCCTCTGCACTGACCTGAAGACGAAGCACATCGCTGACATGCTCGAGGCGAAACTAGCGGAGGGAAAGATCGCGCTCGCGCGACAGCTCCGGTCGCGGGCCGTAGTGGTCTGCCGCCGCGGCACGTCGCTGGGGCTGATGGAGCACAACCCGGCGATGAATACCGAGCCGATCAAGATGGTGGTGAGGCGCGGTCGCCTGACGCTCGAGCGGTTCATGGAAATCTACGAGGTGGCGCCGCAGGTCAACGAGTGGCTTCAGAGGGCGATGTTGCTGGCACTCGTATCTGGACAGGATCGGTCGACCTGCGCGCGCTGGCCGCGCCGCTGCGTGCACGGCGAGTATGCCCGCGTGCACCGCCAGAAGACGGGCGTCGAGATCGAGATTCCCGTGGCGCTTCGGATGGATGCGGTCGGCAAGTCGCTGATGGACGTGATCCGTGAGTGTCGGTCGACCGGCGTCGTCAGCCAATACCTGGTCCACCACGTGCGGCAGAAGGGCAAGACGATGAAGGGCGACCCGGTGAACCCTGATGCCCTGTCTGTGGCGTTTGCCAAGGCTCGCGAGCTGGCGAAGATACCGGAGGAAGGGGCGCCGACGTTCCACGAAATCCGCAGCCTGTCGAAGCGTCTGTACGAGAAGCAAGGGAATGTGGACACGAAGGCTCTGCTCGGCCACCTGAGCGATCAGTCGGCCCGGATCTATGCCGATCCGCGCGGAATCGAGCCGATCCGCGTCAAGATTGGAGGGAAAATTGGCTAGACCAAAATCATCAACGAACGATGGACTTCCCAAGTACCTATACGTCCGCAGTCGATCTGGCGGATCGTACTACCTATATCGAAGCCCTATCACCGGGAAATCAATATCTCTTGGCTATGACAGAGAAAAGGCCGTTCGATACGCCAATGAGGCAAATCTGGAAGTAAGAGCAGTTGCTGGCGCGAAGGCGCATGCGAAAGAATCGATCAAGCACGCATCAGTCGATGACCGGGGCCTGCTCGATTCGGATTCTATCGCTAGGAGAGCAATCTTCCATGACCATATCTGTGGCATTTATTTCTTGCTCCAGCAAGACTTGATCGTCTATGTGGGGCAGGCAAAAAACGTCTTGGGGCGGATCGCTACGCATCGCGCCGAAGGGAGAAAGGTATTCGACCGCATCTTCATCGTCGAATGCAAAGCTGCCGAGCTGGATCATCTCGAAGCGCTCTATATCGACAAATTCCGCCCGACCTACAACATCGTGCGCCCATACGTGCATCCATCAGCATGCGCATGGGATGGCTCGCTGGCGCAAATCTTGGGGTCTGGATGTGCGTGAGGTTTCAAATGAATTTTGTACACCTGTTGAACGAGCCTTACGCAACAAGGGTTTGAGGCCAATCGAGTGAGTAAGCGTTGCATATTGCCACAAGACAGGATTTTTCGTTTCTTCTCAAGACGTTGCGAGAGAAGTTGGCCGCAAAATTGCATGGCAGGAATGGGTATCTTGCGGCCAGCAAAATCAAGCACTTACCAGAGTGTTATGAACAGCCTCACTTCCCATCCGGAACCACCGCATCATCCCCGATCGTCGAGGTCAGAGCGTTGTCGCAATGACCCGGGTTGATCCAGTTCAGGAGGCGCCAGAGCGCCCCCCCTGCGTTAGACGCCCCGCAAAAAGTAGGCCGTGAGAAGCACGCTAGACCAATCGAGCGCTGCATTTTGTTGGATCTGGTCAGCCACGGAGACGGATGGCTCGAACCCGTACTCGAATCCGCTCGGAACGAAGCGCAATAGAACGTCACCGACATTCAGGCCCGGCACCGATATAGCACCCGACGAAGTTCCGCCGTAGAAAGTCGCCCGAACCACCAGAGGTGAATTTATGACAACGGTCATTATCGAACCCTCCGCGCGCGGATCCATCCGCTCGCCGTTACGCTGCCGCCCGTGTAGTTAGCCTGAGCGCCGAGATATGCCGTCGTGGTCGTAGACAAGCTAACTCGGGTAACCCATGTGACCTGTTGCGACAGACTATTCACGAATTGCGTTACCGAGTTCGGTCCTCCGGGATTCGTTGCGGACACGGTGTTGATGCCACAAACCGAAGCGGTTATGCCCGTACCAGTGCCCCCATACGCGCAGAAACCTTCGACATCCCAATCGCCGGCTGACAAAGACAGCGTCGTTATGTTGGTGTAGACGGTGTTGGTGAGCGCGACTCCTGACGCCGTGTTTGTCTGGTATTCCCCGACGCTTCCAGCGTTCGCATTGTCGTTCGTCGTGGTGCCGACGATGCCGGCGGTGCTCGACGGAGTAATTGCGCCCGTGAAGGTGAGAGCGCCGACACTCGACCCAAACGCAGGATCCGCGCCGGTCGCACCCACCAGCACTTGTCCGGTCGTGCCGACGGCCAGCTGGTTGATCGCACTCGTTCCCTCGCCGACCAAAACCCCGTGTGCGGTGAGAGTCTGACGACCGGTACCGCCCTGAGCAACGGATAGCGCGGTCGTGAGCCCGGACAAACTCGTGATGTTTGCGTTCGCCCCCGAAGTCGCGATCGACGAATTGCATCCGAACCCGGAGCCGTTGGTCCATTGAAGTGCTTGCGCCGCTCCATTGCACCCTGTTACCACAACGGCTGTTGGAGAGGCGCTCGCATTGGTTGCGTTCGCGACAACCGTATTTGCAGCCTGCGCAGCTAGGCTGGCAAGCCCAACCTTCCCCGTCGCAGTGAACGTTCCATTGACCGTGAGGTTCTGAAACGTCGGCGACGGATAACTTTGGGCAAGCGCCAGAAGCGGCCACATGAGGGCCGCAATCAGGATTTTCTTCATGGGTTATCTCGAGAATTACTGCTCTTCGACAGGTTGCGCTTTTGCTAGAAGTCGCGTTTTCTCGTCACTACCACTGGACGAGCCGAAATAGTATGACGCAGCGGCTTTGGCTTCGGCCGCGAGGTAGCCGCTGATGTTGCCGATGATGACCCACCCTTGAGGCGGGATTTTGGCCGCCTCATCAGGCCATCCCATCAGGGCAACTAGCTGGGCGATCGCCACGCCAAAGAAGCCGCCAATGATGATGTAGGCAAGATGCGCAGGCGTCCGGTCCTTTACCTGGATCTCTCGGTTGCGAGCATTGCTGCGGTCGTTGGCCGCGATCTCTTGCAGGGATTCAATATGGCTGAACCCAAGCTGCGCCATGAACTCCTGATGCTTCTGGTCTGCTGCCTTCAACGCCAGAAGTTGTTCAGGAGTGGCGCCAGCAAGAGCCGCGGTCACATTGTCCGGACTAGCCTTGTCCGGCGACAAACCAAGAACACCGCAAAGAGCCTTGACGGCCACGCCAGCAACAGGCGTCCCTAGGGTTCCTGCAATCCACGGCGCGATCGTGCCGATTGCTCCTTTTACGGTAGACCAGTCCATATCAGCTCCCCAACAAAAACAAGGCGCGTTCCGCATCGCGGCGTTTCACAAGACCCGGAAGCGTCACGCCTCCGGCATGGATCCATTTCCCGAACTCGATGGACGCAGCCTGAGAATCGCCAGAATTAAAGAGACGGAGAAGCGTAGAATTCGAAAGCGCGGTCAGTCCGAGGTTGTAGGCGAAATCAGCCAACGCGCCCTTCTGTTCATCCGTCATCGGTACCTTCACGATCGTATCGAGCTGGCTACCGATAGTGCGCATCCGATTGGCGAGATCCGAGTCAGCCTGATCCTGCGTCCATACCGTGTCGCGGTTGATGCCGTAACCGGTAGCACCGTAGCCAATCGTCGGAACGAGCCATCCTTTAGCCGGGTCAGGATAGGCTTTCAGCTCACATCCCTCGAATTGCTTGGCAAGACCTATTGCCATATCGAGCCAGTTCATTGATTTTCACCTCCTGTGAGGGTTTTCAGGATTCGTTCGTCGCTCTCGCGCAGTGCCCGCAGTAGGTCGGCATGGTCTGACAACATGTCGCGCTGGGCTTCAACGATCAAAAGAGCCGCCTGACTGATTCGGTAAATGTCCTCGACGAGCCGGCGTTGCACTTCCTCCTGTCTGTTCTGCGAGATCATGATTACTGGCGCTTGAACGCCAGCCAGCCACGAAAACACCAGATTCAAGAGAATGTAGGGATACGGATCAAAGGCGTTTCCGCCCAGCATGACGTTGATGAAACACCATGCTGCTACAAACAGATTGAACGCGATGAGAAACGACCAACTGCCGATATGCTTCGATGCCAGATCGGCCGCGCGCTGCCCTATGGTTTCAGTGTCCACGGACATACATCAGCACCTCAAAGATAGCTTCCAGAGCGACGAGCACGATCACGATCCACTCGAGTCGTCGACCGTGACTTTGCTCGCGCGCGCCCTCAAGCTTCTCGATGCGCTCGCCATAGTGGTCAAGCCGCTCGTCGTGGAGCTCGAAGCGGCCTTCAATGGTTTCGTCATCCATGATGCTGATAGAAACTGACAACAAGAGTAATGATGGCTATCACGAACATACCTGCGCTGATTAACAGCGAATGCTTTACCGGAACAGAATTATGTGCATCACGCATTTGCACGGTAAATTGCTCGTTTATATCTTTTCGCAATTCGGTGATATCGTCCTTCGTCGCTACTTTTGCTACCGCCTCTCGAAGGCTGGAAGTTATTTCGTCAAGCCGCGTGACGCGTAAATCTAGGCGCTCAACGGCATCGTCTGTAGCCTCCTGACGCGCCCGAAGTTCTGCGATGGCCATGTTCGTATCCATGAAATCCCCGGTTGTCGTTAGTTAGGTTGACGGTTGAATGGTGAAACTGTCGGTGAAGCCTTCTCGAAGCGCCAAGATATTTCCGCTCGCGCCATTCACAGACCATGTGGTCGAGTTTTGCTTTGCTAATACAGCACTCGCGCCAGTCGTATTGTTCTTAGCAAGAATGTTCCCAGCCCAATTGGGCGCAACTGAGAATGAAATGGTCATACTCCCATTAGTCGTGCTTTGGCTCATTCCTGAAAGTGTGCCGCCGAAGAATTGGTTGTTTAGAAAAATGCTGGCTGGATTGACGCCCCCTACTGTATTATTTCCATCATATCGACCAGTCTTGCCAAGCAGATCGGAGAAACTCACGGGCGGTATCGCTTTCCCGGCGAGCGCGATCACCCAGTCATGCGTCAGCCAGAGCGGCAACGACAAACCAAGTTCGGTCGCAACTTGCGACATGGAGAGAGGGAACGAGGTTGGAAGCGTCATTTCGATACTTCCAAGGCCGCGATTCGATCTCGTAAGGAAATGACCTCGCGAGACAATTCTATTGCCGCCACGAGCGCCGCATTCCCGTAGGCGACAGACAAAATGCTTGCCCCGTGCACGGCCTCGGGAAGTACCGGCAGCAATGATTGAGCGCTTACGCCCACCTGACGCTCGCCGTTATCGATGCGCGTATAGGTACCGTGTTTCACTTCCGCCAATTGCTCGATAAAATCCACGGGAAGATCTAACCAATCACGCTTCAGGCGCTCATCGGAAGACGCAGTGACATTAGTTCCGGTAACTGTTCCTGCCGCGCTGAAGTTCCCCGAGATATCCGTTGTCCATCGTGTAAGTGCTCGTGTGTTATCCCAGAATCCAGCTACGCCAGATGGCGTGAGGAAAAACCATCCAGTTGTATTGGAGTTGGATAACTTCAGGTCGATTTCCGCGTTCTGACCATTGCCGACCTGAAAGGCATTGCCCGTTACTAAAAATGATGGCAACGCCGCAATAGAAGGGGCCGCCGGGTTAAGCATCCCGACATCTACTTCCGACAAACCGCCATCCAAAGAGCCGGAATCCCACGCAACCGTAACCGTAGTGAGCGATGTATAGACAGAAGAGCTGATAGAGCCGTAGATCGCCCCCGCGGTGACGATGGCTTTCACGCGACGGCCAACTGAGTAGCGCGAAGTCAAATTGGCCGGTACGGTGAATTGCGTAGCGCTGACATACGTCGGCACATCGCCGTAGTTCAGCCA